TTGTTCGGTTAAACATACCCATGGGTGGGGCACTTTTTAAATGTTGTTCCGGGTCCCTTTTCAAGTGTTAGCTACAGTGTAACGGACGAGACAAAGGTAAACTCCATTGTTGAGGGTATCAGTTTTTCGGACGTGCTTAACTCCTATGGTGATTTCCGTGCCGGGGATGCTTCCAAGACCGCAGTTTCCAACTACGAAAAGAAACATAACCTTAAAGACGGTAAGTCAATTGAGAATCCTAATCCCAATCCTAACCCTAATCTGAAGCTGGAAGATAAGACGGACGACATGGCGGCTATTATTGCTAACGCAGTGAGTGCAGCCGTTAAACCTCTTTCTGATAAGCTCGCTCAATTCGAGACAGAGAAGTTACAAGCTACCCGGCAGGAGCAGATTATGGCAAAGGCAAAGGAGTATGGTATTCCCGAAAACTACGCCAAACGATGCGCCATTAAGGACGATGAGGACTTGGACGCATACTTCAAGGACTTGAAGCAGGAGTTCGCAAATGACGGCTTCAAAGGCGTAACCCCTCCCGAATCAGCGGAAGCGAAGATTGAGAAAGAATCTGAATCTATCGCCAAGATGATTGATGAGGGAACGAAAACTATTGTTGAACAAAACAAGAATTAATTATGTCAGCAGGATTTAAGTATGACTTGGTTCCGCCCGTTGAGCAAGAGGAACGCTACGATGTCCAGACCGGTATTCGTAGACGTGGTCCGTTCAAACTTGATACGCAGAACCTGGTAGTGGGAAGTTTTCTTCCCGGATTTACACCGATTTATGCAGACTTGAAAAACAAGTTCGCTTATGCGGTAATCAATGTGAGAGTTGCGGAAGCCTATACCACTGGTGGAGAGGCTTTGTCTATCAAAGTAGCCAAGAACTCTTTGGCTTATGTGGGTATGTTTGTCGGAAACGGCAAGAAAGGTGCAGAAGTAACGGCAATTGATAAGTCTAATGCCAACTACGATGTATTGACTATCAAGACTGCTTTTGGTGAGAATATTGCCAAAGATGCTGTATTATTCAATGCGGTTGCAGTTGATGGTTTAAAGCAAAAGCATGTGGCTAATTCGGCTCTGTTTAACCGTACAAAGGTTGAGGACGGAATCACATTGGTTTCATTGCTTCGTACAGCCGCAGAAATTGAACCCTCAAAATTGGTTATGCCGTTCTCCGAGAACGATAAAGCCAACATGAAGGGATGGTTTGAGTTTAACGAGTAAGGAGGTAGGATATGTTTTTAACGATTCAAACATTATTCGATGATGCGAACATTATTTCCGCTATCATCAGACGTGTGAACCAGACACGCAAGGACACAATCTATTGGCAGCAGTATCTTACTTTCCGCAGAGTGACTACTCGTGTGTTCAAAGACTATATCGGTTCTGTAACTGGAGTTATGGCCGGCTCCATCAATTCGCGTTTTGGAGAGAAACCCATCCGTGAACGTCGGAACATCGGTTCCGGATATGGTGAGATTGCCTATTTGGGTGATGCTTATCAGATGTCTATTGACCGTCTTTCCGAATTGCAGGATTTGATTGACAAGTTCAATGCAGCTAAGCCAGCCGACAAAAAGGCTGCAATGGAAGAGATTGTAAACTTCCTGGCAGACGACTACCGTCAGATTACCCTTGCCGCCCACAAGCGTATGGATATTATTGTCGGTGCGCTGTTGATGCTTGGTGAAGCCACCGTTTACAACAAGGATGCTGCAATCACTTCCGGTCAGACCAATAATAAACTGCTGGAGATTGCCCTTCCGTTCAATTTTATCAAGCCGAAAAGTGGAGATGTGGTTGTGGACGGAAAGAATATGTTTATCTCTTATTTGAGAGAGAAACTTCATTCCTTGGCACCGGACTATGGCGTTTATGCCAAGATGGTTATGACTCGTGCATCTTTCAACAAGCTTATTCTTGGTTCATCTGAATTTGGTGAGCAGTACAAGATGATTCTCGGCAGCAACGAAATGAAGTTGAGTACGGGATTGGTTTCCTCTTCTTTGGCTTCCGAAGTGTTCACCGGCATCGGTCTGCCTCGCATCGAAATCAAGGAGGACTACGTGAAAGACCAGACGGGAAAGAATGTGCAGATTTACGCGGATAACCGTATTGCTCTGTTGCCTTCTGACAACATTGGTTATATGCGCCATCATACCCCGTATGAAGCGACAGACCCGGTACAAGGACGTACTTATATCCCGTCAGAGGGACAGATGCTTATCTCCAACTACCGTGACAAAAATGGTCGCTACATGGAATATACGGCAGAGTGGATTCCGCAGATTTCCAATCCGGATTTGATTACTAATTTCGATTTGAGCGAAATTGCATCCATCCAATCAGCATAAGGAGGTAGGATATGAAAGTAAAGGTTATATCAGTTTTCCGCGACAAGTTCACCGGAAAGTATTATACTCCCGGTGAAGTGATTGAAGTCGGTGAGGAAGCCCGTGTGCTGGATATGGAAAGCCGCAGACTTGCTGAACGGATTGAGGCAAAAAAAAATACCGAAGTGAAAGCCCCTGAAGAAAAGAAGGAGGTGAAAATCTCCCTCTTTGAAAAGGAGTTTGAGAAGAAGGCTTTGATTGATGCTTTGAAGTCTATCGGTGCGCAAGCTTCCGGCAATATGAAAGAGGAAACTCTTTTGGCTAAGGTTGCAGAACTGGATGAAGAATCAACAGCCAAACTGAAAGAAGCATTAGGTATCGAGTAAAAGGATAGGGTAGTGCTTCTACCCTTCCATTGTCTAATTTTATAAATCAGAAAAGAAATGAAGAATTTTATTTTTGCCATGTGTGGCTTTTTAATGATGTCTTTGGTTTCGTTGAGCGTGCAGGCATCAAGTGTGGAATCTCCTAAGTGTGAATACGTGAATCCATCGGTTGATGTTGGTCTGCCGGATATTCAGTTTATCACTTTGGAAACGGCTCCGGCTGATTGTGTTGTACTGACCATGACGCATCCCATGTTTTTGGTTGCAAATAACCCGGCTATGATGTGTTCGATAAAAGAGGGAATGGCTATTCAAGGGGTACGAATTAATGTTCCCAAATGTCCGTTCAGATACATCTATAAATCTAAACATTGTACGCATTATAGCTATACCGCATATAGTAAACTGATTACACCATATTGAATGATATCAGCCATGAGTAACAAGGAGTTTGTATTAAGCGTATTTGATAAGAACACCCCGTCTAATCTTGTAGTTGAAAATATACTTTCAAGAACGGGATTGGATGGTGAAGAACCTTTTGCCGAGGAAAATCGGGCAAGATTAGAGGTCGCTTGTGCAAAGCAAATTCCGTGGATGATACAAAATCCATCTTCGGTCAGCGAAAGCGGATTTTCTGTGTCTTGGTCTAATTATGTTGATAGCCTAATGAAATTGTACTCATGGCTGTGCAAACAGTACGGTTTGAAAGACGAACTGAGTAACAAACCTAAAGTGACTTTCTTATGATATTCGCTCCCCACATATTGCAGGTTAAGGTTATCACCCCGATGGATAAGGATGAGTTCGGAAGACCTATTCCCGGTACCGGTGGTGAAAGCTGGCAGGAGGTGTGCAAATGCCGTTGTGATGATGTGAGCGCGGAAAAGAAAGTATCTATCAATGGTGCTTTGTATGATTTCAAGTACAAGGTAGTCTTTGACAAGCCGTCAAAGGTTGAAGCAGGTGCAGAGGTTCGTTGTTTGAATGTCGATGGAAGCATAAGAGGTGAAGGAGTTGCTAAAAGCCCTTTGGAAACAAACTATTTTTCCTACAGAGTAATATGGTTGGAATAGATGCAGACTTTTCGGATGTTGACCAGTTCTTTGAGGACGGAACAAGCGAAGTCGTTGCTGGCATGAAAGAAGAGGGAGAGGCATTTGTTGAAGATGCAAAAGCTACCGGAAACTATCAAGACCACACAAAACATTTGAGAGAATCGAATGATTATGAGGTTAATGAAGATGGCTTAATTCTGAAAAACGAAGCTGATTATGCTTCATTCGTGGAATCCAAAGGATTTGAAGTTGCAGGAAGTGCAGCGATAAGGACAGAAAAAAGATTGAAAGATAGATTTGAACGATGATAGTAACCACCGACATAGGAAACATCCTCTACCGGGACTGCAAGATTTTCGGAATAGACATAGTACCAGCAGGAGAAACGCTGACGGGTGAATTGAAGTCCGAAAGGATTGTCATCCACACGAAGAAACAACAGACGGGAACTTATTGGAAGAAATCTTTCGCAGAAGTGAATCTATGTGTACCCAATTTAAGCGAGAATGAAGCGAACACAATCCGGCTTAACGAACTTGAAAGAAAGGCTGGCAAGCTGTTTGATGATGTAGTAAGCACCTATGATGGTATGACATATCGTTACTCTATTGATTCTATCGGTACAGAAGCGGACACAGCTTTGAAGTGTCATTATGTGAATGTGAGAATTTTGTTTAATGTATTAAATGTAAAATGATATGATTACAGCAGTAGAAATTGACGAACTGTATTATGCAGAACCGATTAAAACGGTTACTACTCCAGCTGCCGGATTAACAGGCGCAGAAGTAGCCACCATCTTGAAAAACGCAGCAACGAAGCGGGTCAAGAATGTGCATGGTGACACGTATCAATACGAAGAAGCAGAGGCAAGTGTAACTCGTTACAAAAACGCTTTGACTGGTGAGTACTACCGGGAAACGTCTGAACCGGGTGAGGTGAAAATCAACTTCACCATTGGTGAGTATGATTATGCTACAAAGGCTGATTTACAAGGTGGTAAAGCCACAGAAAAGAATTGGGAAAGAGGCAAGTATAAGCCTATTCATAAATGTGTGATTGGTAAAACCAAAGACGGAGTTTATGTTGTGTTTCCGAAAGCGGCTATCAATGCCCGTGGCTCTAATACCGATAAGGCTGTCGGATTGGCTGTTTCGGCCGTTCCCCTTTCCACAGGTGTAGATGGATTGGCTTCCGAAAAGTGGTTTGACGAATCGGAAGTTGTAGTGCCGGAAGGTTGATAATTTTTCAGTAAAAGGATTGTTTTCAGATGGCGG